GAACGGCTGGCGTCGGTTCGTGGTCGTCGTCGCGGCGAATACCAAAGAAGCGCGGAAACTGCTAAAGGCAATAACGGCCCATTTTACAACGTCGGCAACGTTCGCCGCCGATTATCCCGAAATCGCGTATCCGCTCGCGCGTCTTCGTGGGTCCGCGCTGCTCGCTCGCGGTCAGCTCTTTTACGGCGAACCGACGAACGTCGTAATAACCGCGGATTCGCTCAAACTTCCGACGATTCGCGGATCTAAAGCGTCCGGCGCGACGCTTGCCGCCTACGGTATCCGGGCGGCGATCCGCGGATTGACGGCTGAAAATCCGGACGGTTCGACGGACCGCCCCGATTTGCTGTTTTTGGACGACTTACAAACGGATTCCGTCGCGGTCAATCCGCGACGCGTCGCCGCGCTTGAGGAGACGGTCGCCGGAACGCTGGAAGGGCTGGTCGAAAACGGGGCGGAACTGGCACAGATTCAAACTTGCACGGTTCGGGCGCCGGACGATTACAGCGATCGAACACTAAACCGCGAAATATACCCGCGTTGGAACGGGCTTAGATTTTCGTCGTTAGAAAAAATGCCGGACCGGCTCGATTTGTGGCGGGAATACCGGGCGATCTGGTTCGACGACGAAACCGCGGCGACGCGCTTCTACGCCTCCCGGCGTGAGGAAATGTCCGCCGGCGCCGTGGTTAGCTGGCCGGAGGCGTATACGGGCGGGAAACTGGTCGATTCGCTGGAATATTACATGAGGCGCTGGTGTGATAACGAGCGCGCGTTTTGGGCTGAACAGCAGAATCGCCCCTTAGAATCGGCGACCGGTTCCGTTAAACTTTCGGCAAAGGAAATCATGCGGAAACTAAACGGTTTCTCCGCGGAAACGATTCCGGACGATTCCGCCAAGATAACCGCGGCCGTCGACGTTCATGGCGATTTACTGTTCTATTCCGTCGTCGCGTGGAACGACGCTTTCACGGGACGGGTTATTGAATACGGCACGTTCCCGGAACAGAAACGGCGCTATTTCGCGAAATCTGACGGGGGATTAGAAACGCTGGCACGCGCGTTTCCCGGTTCCACAGCCGACGGTAGGGTTCAACAAGGTTTAGACTGGTTATTTCGCGAACTTGCGGATCGCGTCTATTCGACGGAATCCGACGCGGAACTAGGACGGCGAACCCGGCGGATCGATCGCGTTCTGGTCGACGTCGGTTGGAAACCGGAAATCGTCGAAACGGCGATAAGAACGGTCGATCCGCGTCTGTTCATTCCGACGAAAGGGTTCGCCGTCTTGGCCAAAAAAACGCCCATGCGACAATGGCCAAAGAAACCCGGCCGCGTGTTCGGCTGGCACATGCTCGACGAAAAAACCGCCGCGTCGTCGCTGCGTTCGTTTCTTGTCGACGTGAACTATTGGAAAACCAAAATTCACGAATCGTTCGCGCTAAGTCCTGCTGAACGCGGAAGTTTGTCGCTATGGGGAAACGACCGCGACGTTCATCGGCTGTTCGCCGAGCATGTTTCGGCGGAATCGGCGAAACTGGTCGAATTCGCGACGAACCGCGTCGTCGAATGGTCGCCGAACGTAAACCGGCCGGACAATCACTATTTCGACACGCTCGTTTATAACTTCGCCGCCGCGTCCAGCTTAGGCTTACTGACGGACGACGATCCACGGAGGAAATTATGAGTTCAATTCCGACCGATCCGAACGCCGAACGGCTCGCGTCGATTCGACGCCGGATTTCGAATATTCGCGCCGCGCTTGAAGATCCGTCGTTCCTGACGGAAATCCAAATCGACGGCGTCGCCGAAAAAATGGATCGGCGCGCGCTGCGCGAGGAATTACGCGAACTGGAAACGGAAGAAGCGCTGCTAACTGGAACGCGGTCCCGAATTTACGGAGTTTCGTTCAATGGCTGAATTTAAAATATTCAAACGCGCCGCGAACGCGTTCCGCGCGTTCGCCGCGGATCCGTCGCGCGTCGCGCTTAGTTACGAGGCGGTCGAACCGTCGCCGACGCGCCGGCCCGTCTACGTTTCGAACCGTTCGGAAGATTACGAACTGCCCGCGTCGAAACGCCGGGTTATGATTTCCGACGCGCGCGACATGCAGCGAAATTTCCCGATCGCCGGATTCGCGCTTAGAAAACACTTGCAGTTCGTTTCTTATTATCGTTTCCACGCCGACACGCCGAACCGGGAATTCAATCGCGCTTTGGAATACCGCGTCGAACTCTGGAAACGTCGCGAAAACTGCGACGTCGCGCGCCGGTCGAATTTCGACGAATTAATAACCCTGATTGAGTCGCACCGTGCGACGGACGGCGACGTGGGCGTTCTAAAACTGTCTGACGGCCGTCTTCAGGTGATCGAATCAGACCGCATTAAAAACCCGGCGGAAACTGGCGATTATAACGAAAACTGGGTTCAGGGCGTGGAACTCGACGACGTTGGTCGCGCGCTGAACTATTCAATCTGGGGACGCACCCCGAACGGGGCGTTCAAACCGGAACGAACGGTTTCCGCCGACAATTTCGATTTGTTGGCGTACCGGACGCGGCGCGATCAGATTCGGGGCGTTTCGCTGTTCGCGCCGGCGCTGCGCATGATGGGATACCTGCACGACGGGGTCCGGTTCGCGCTTGCGAAACTCAAACTTGAGCAAATGTTGGGAATCGTTACCAACTTGGACGGGGGCGGAAATATCGCCGGAACGTCCGGAACGGATCCGAACGCCGTCGCGGCGAATATTCGCGAAAACTTCGGTTCGGACCTTTTGCATTTAGCGCTTCAAACCGGCGAGGAGGCGCATTTTATGGAATCCAACAATCCGTCGCAGAACTTCCAGTCGTTTTGCGAACTGGTTATTCGCCTAATTTTCGCCGCGTTCGATTTACCCTATTCGTTTTTCGACGGCTCAAAGACGAACTTCTACGGGTCTAAAGGCGAATTTGAGCAATATTTAGACACGGTCGAAAAGAAACAGGCGCCGACGGTCGAAATGCTGGATTCGTGGATTTTCGACTGGCTCTTGCCAAACTGGCTGACGGATCCGCGCGATCCGCTGTTTGATTATTGGCCGGACGGTTGGCGCGTTTCGGATCTCCGCGGCGACGTCGGTTGGCGTGGAGCGGGTTTGCCGCTGTGGCGGCTGTTTGAGTATGTAAAGGAAACACAAGCGGCGATTAACGCGGGACTTGTGGACCCGTTCGCGCTTGCGGATTCTTTCGGAGAATCGTTCGCGCGAAACGTCGAACGAATCGGCGAAGCGCGTCGAATTGCCGACGGCGCCGGCGTGTGGCTGCCGTTCGGGCGCGAACAGGCTATTAATACGGGGTTATAAGGTTAGAAAATGGAACAGTTTCCGTTTGCCGCTAAGGTCTATACCGCCGACGTTAATCGCGCGAATATTGCCGGTCATGGGGTCCGGAATTTCGCGATCGATTTCGGAACGCTGGAAATCCCGAAAAATCCGGTTCCCGTTGATTTTAACCATGATGAAACGAAACCGATCGGAACGGCGAACGTTCGCGTTCTTCCGGACCGAATCGAGGCCGTCGGAACGTTGGTTTCGACCGCCGCGGACGATCTCGCGGCGTCGATTGCCGCCAACGCGCGCGCGATCCCTTACGGGGTATCGCCGCTTTTTGACATGCGGGGCGCGAAACGAATCGACGTTTCCGACGGCGCCAAATACGCGGCGAACGGGCGCGAATATATCGGGCCGGTTTCCGTCTTTAAGGGCGCGCGTCTGATTGGCGTCGCCGTCTGCCTGCACCCGTCGGATATTCAAACGGCGTTTACACCTTTAAAAACTGACGAAAGGTTTTTGATTATGCCAACTTCTAAAGAAAATTTCGTGACCGAACCGGTCAAAAACGCCGAAACGGTCGCCGCCGCCGTGGAAACGGTCGCGATTATCGAACCGGAAAAAGCCGGCGCTGAATCGGCGGTTCCGGAACGCGGCGTGAAAAACCGCGAACTACAGGATTTTATCGACGCGTTCGGCATGGACCGGGGCGTTCGTCTTTATCAGGACGGGAAATCGTTCGACGAGGCGCGCGCGCTCGTATTCGACGAAATCGCCGCGGAAA